GATTTGAAGGGAAATCCCGTGATCTTCTTCCGCATCACTGCCCCGCACTTCGTCGCCGGCATCGAGGTCGGTAGACGCTCGGCACCGATCCTGCGGTACATGAAAGGCTGGTCGCGGGAGCGAATCGAGGCGTATTGGCCGGGATCTAGTCGCACGTCCGCGAGAAGAAGGCTTCGAGGTTGTCGGAGCTTGATAAAAGACGCTCGGAAAACGAAGAAGGCCGTCAGTGAATTTCACTGACGGCCTTCTTCGTTTTCCGAGCGTCCCGTCCCACATTTCGGGACCGGGATATGGATTCACGCCGAACAGCGTTTCGCTTCCGCTTGCAGCTCGAACCAGAACGTCTCGGCCGCGTAGAGTAGCTCCTCCTGAACCGCTTTGTCGGGCGTGACCGGCAGGACCGCGAGGCGTCGCCGGCCGGTGAACTGCTTGGCGTCGGAGTAGCTCACGAAGTCGAGGTCATCGAGCCCGGTGACGAGCAGCTGGTACTGGATCTGGTCCGCGAAGTCGCGTGGGATCGTGCCGTCGAGGGCCTCGGCGTGCAGCTCCCAGCGAGGACATTTGATCTCGATGGCCCGTGTGTTGTCCTCGCTCAGGCCGTCCAGCGACGCCCGCAGAAACGGGTAGTGGTCGTGGATGCAGCAGACCGGACGCACCCGAAGACCCGTGCGGCGTTCGTACAGCTCGCGGGCTTTCGGCTCTCGCTGCTTGCCCCACCACATCGCCCCGTTCATCTCGACCTTGAGCCGGCCGAGCTTCTCGCGGAAGAGCGTGTCGCGGTTGCCGTACTTCGAGCGGTTAACCAGCTTGGCGGCGTCGCTCGCTCCGATGCCGCATGACCGCCAGGCCAACCACTCCTCGGTGTTCTGGTCCAGCTCCAGAATCTTCATCGTCGTCGTCGGCTCCTTTCGGCCTCGAAGTATTCGAGCCATGCCTGGTAGCACAGATCCTGATGCCAGCGGCTTTCGTCCGCCGGTGGGGACGCGAAGGAGGGCCCAGACTCGTGCGGTGCGACGCCGAGAGGGAGATGGGCGTCGAGAGGGTGAAAGAGCTGCGTGAGCCGCCGGGCACGGGCCCGCATGACACGCATCTTGTGGACGGTGCCAGGCAGGACCCGCGTTGGGCGAGCAGGCAAGGGGCGACCGGCGGCTTGTAGCTCAGACACGCGGCTTACTCGGGCGGTTTGGCGGGAGGCGGCAGGCGTTCGACCAACTCTTTCAGCAAGGTCTCGATTTCGTTGGAGCGACTCTTCGGGATCAGGGCGATCAGCACGGGCAGAAGACGCCAGAGGATGACGGCGAGGCAGCCGCCGCCGCACGCCGAGACGCCGACCGTGACGAGATCCGGGCTGCCGCCGAGCGGCGACACCCGTAGGTCGCGGTCCTTGGCCGGCTGGTAGTTCGGATCGGCACGCCGCAGAGCGAGGGCGAGGTTCTCTGGCCCGGCGTAGTCGTCCTGACGGTGCAGCACACGACCGTCCGGCAGCTGCACGTAGACGACCGCCCGTCCCTGCGTCCAGAAGCCGCAGCGGAGGGACCAGTGTTCCGGAGGATACGCTTGCACGACGAGCCGGCCCCGCAGCTCGGCCAGCTCGGGGGCCTTGTCGAGGTCGCGGAGGATCGCGGCCGTGTCGTCGGGCAGACCGATGGCGGTGAGGCGGAGCAGCCGGCTGTCGTCGGTGAGCTGCGGGCCGAGGACAGCGAGGGCCTCTTCGCGGCTGATCTGGTAGCCTGCGGAGGTGAACGTCTCGAAGCCGTAGCGGCCGATCTGGTGCGTCTCGACGCCGAAGTTTTCGAGCGGCGTCACTTCCGGCCACGGCAGCGGGTCGGAGGCGGGCGGCATGACGGTCGGGGCCCGCGACAGCCGGGGAGGGGCGGAGAGAGAGCGAGGCGGAGGGGGCGGAGGGTTGGCGGCGAAGAAGACGGCCCAGCCGCCGCCGTTGGCGATCCATCGGATACGGAATTCGTCGGGCGACATCCACAGCAGCTCGGTCTCGCCGATCCCGTTGTTGTCGAGGATGACGGCGTAGCGGTCGCACAGGTGGACCAGGCAGACCATGTGGGCGATGGAATGCGAGTAGCGGACGCCGTCGCTGCCGGCGTAAGTCACCGCGACCATGCGGCCGGTTTTCAGCACGGCTCGCAGCACGTCGAGGTCGCCGCCTTCGTACTGCACGTAGTCGGGCAGCGGGATCTTGCGTGCCGAGCAGAACTCCTTCAACTGCCGATCCACCTTCGCCGGGTACGCTCCGCCGGGCTGCTGGGCACACCAGTTGCGGAGGCCGCGAAGCTGCTCCAAGTTCGCCCACCTCGCACACATCTCGATGCTCGACATGACGCACATACCGAGGCCGTCGCGGTAGCTGCCGATGTTCTTGATCCGCTGCTGGCTATCGAACGCCAGATCGACCTGTACCTCGGTGCCGTCGCTGTGGATGGAGCCGCCGAGGCGGATCTCGGCCAGGGCGGGGAGGGCGAACAGCAGCAGGGCGAGCGGTGCGGCGAGGAAGCGTTTCATCGGCGACTCCGGTAGAGAAGAAAGAGGCCGAGGCCGGCAGAGGCCAAGGCGGTTGAAAGCGAGCCGACGAGCAGGCCCTGCCGGTAGCAGGCTCGGGCGATGTCGTCGGGGAGGCGAACGTCAATCGTGGGACGCGGAAGGGGCCACCGCACGGGCGGCGAGTCATTCGAGGGTCAGGGACGCGGCGGCGGTTGGGGACGCGGAGGAAGAGGCGGAGGCGTCGGCGAGGGGGCCGGACGCGAAGGCTCGGGCTGCTCCGGTGGAGTCGAGAGGGAGGGACCGAAGAGCTGCCAGAGCGAGAGGGCCAGGCCGAGAACAGCGGCAGCGATGCTAAGCGAAGATTTCAAGCCTCTATCTCCAGTGTACCAAAAGACCGCAGCGAGCCGCAAGAGCGTCTGCGGTTAATCAACGGGCTCGAAAGTGAGCTGAAACATCTCCTGCGTGATACCGTCGCCGGTGCCGATGTCGTCGCCCGTCGTCTTGATCTCGACATCTCCGCTGAGGGTTGCTGTGACGGTCGCGTACCAAGCCCAGGCTCGCAACGCATCGACCGTTGAGGTCCAGATGAAGGACGCCTTGATCTCCGTTGAGCTGGTCCGCACGATCCGGCCGTGCAGGCTCCACATCTTGGCGTCCGCGTCGTTAGCGAATATGCCGCTGTCGAAGACAATGTCGCCGTCGAAACGCACACGGAGCCGGCCGCTGTTGAGTAGCGAGTGCGTACCGCCTACCTCGAAGCGGATGCCGTCGCCGTTGGTGGCTAGGGTGCCTCCGGGGAGAGTGTAAGTCGAGTAGTCCGTTTCGCCGGCGGGATTGCTGTACTGCGTTGTATCATTATGCAGGACGCGGAAGGCCGGAACCCACGCCGGCGCGGCACTGATGGTCCCGGTTCCAGTCTGCGTCAGGTGGTGGCGGCGAGCGGAGACGGTGCCAGCGAGACGGGCCCACTTCGGCGTCGAATTGCCATGGATCGTGTCCCCGAGGACCACGGTGCCGGCGAGCGTGTCGGTGTGGTTGACGCCGTCGAGCAGAGCGTTCATGCCGTCGCCCGAGCCGATGTCATAGAAGCCGCGAGTACCGCTGCCGTTGGTGCCGTAGTATTTCGAGTTACCCGGACTCGCCACGTCGTTGACGAGGTTCAGCGTCCGCTCGGCGGAGAGATCGCCGCCGCCGGTCAGAGAGAACTGCGTGTTGACAGCTCGCGTCACGCCGACGACTGAGGCGGCTCCCGCCGGCGACTGCGACAGCGAGAGGGTGCGGTTCGCGGAAAGGTCGCCGCCGCCCGACAGAGCGGTGCCGGAAGTGAGGATCTGTCGGCCGGTGCCGAGGACCAGGCCGCCGCCGGACGGGGTGCGATACAGAACGTCGCTGCCGTCCGAACCGAGATAATCGTTGTTCGCACCGAGCGGGTAACGCTCCCAGGCAGGCGTCGCGTTACCGCGAATGATCGAGCCGCGAGCGGGCGAGCTGGGGACCGTGTCCGGGTGCGTGGTCGAGAGCAGGTTGTGCGGATCGGTGACGACCGTGATCGAGCCGGCCGTGCCGGAGACGTGGATCTCAGTGTGGGCGTCGTTGACCGGGCCGCGATAGATCCGCGTCGCTACCTCGTCCTGCGTGTAGGTCCACTCGACCGCGTCGTGCAGGCCCTCCAGCCGCCAAGGCACGATACCGACGTACTTGACCGCGAGCGGGGCGACGGCGTGACGATACCAGTCGGTGGCGAATTGGGCAGCGAGGGCTTGCAGCTCGGCGTCGTTCGTCGGCGTCGCCCCTCCCGAGAAGGCCGCGACGGCGGAGCAGCGGAAAGTCTTCGTGGCCGAGTGCGTGGTGGTCGCTGGCGGTAAATCGGCGAGGTTCAGCGACGCGAGCGTCTTCGTGACGGCGTAGAGCGTCGTGACCGGCATTCCGGAGTCGGTGCGGGGGAAGACGAGCTGGACGGCGGAGGGGAGCTGGCCGGCGGTGTCGGAGTCAGGTTGAAGCGGGTCGAGCCGGACAGTCCCGCCGGCCAGAAGCCGGCGGACTGTCATGAGATTGTCGGCTACACGTTGCTTCGAGACGACCGGGCCGAGCGTCTCGTGCGTGCCGTCGAGCTGCCGGACGAACCGCTGGCCGACGTTGTACGCGACCGAGTCAAGTAGCAGGGGCGTCGGCTCATACTGTGACGCGTAGACCGAGGTCGGTTTAAGGTAGGCCGCGTTCACCGCCTCCGCCGTCAGTGTTGCACTGACGGCGGAGGCGAGGGCGGCGTAGAGCTGGGCCCAGGTCGTCGTGCCTTCGGTAATCGAGAGCGTGCCGGTCGAGCGATGCCACCAGAAGTATCGCTCATCGACCAGCGTCACGAGCCAGAGGCAGTTCTCGTTTGGGATGTCCGAGAGGGGTCGTGGCGGCAGCATCCACATGGACGCCGTGACGCGGGCGACTTCGGTGCCGGTGGGGCCGTCCTGCGACAGCACGAGCGGCTGGGCCCGGTAGCTCGCTCCGTAGCACGCTTGGCGGATCTCCGTCAGCTGTCGGGTCGAGCAGATGCCGCGAAAGACGGCCCAGCGGCTCGCGTCACGCGGCCACCAGAGAGCGTTGATCCGCGAGGGCCCGCCGAGGTCGCGGTTCGCGTAGGAGAGATACGTCAGGCGTCGTCCGGGCCACCGCTGATAGGCGAAGTGGTCGTAGTCGTCCTGCGGCAGGCGGGCGGCGATCCAGGCGGGGATTTCGGCAGTCGGCACGCCGAGAGGCACGCCGGCGTAGGTGAGGCTCATTGGTCGGCTTGGTCCAGGTCCAGCTCGTAGGAAGCGTCGAACTCCAGGCCCGACTGACCCCAGCCGTCTGGGATCGGATCTTTCTCGGGCTGCGGCGAGGGGCGGAGGCGGATCGGCTCGTAGAGCAGAGCGTTCTCATCCTTGTCGGTCGGGAGGAACATCTCCAGAGCGTCGATGATCACATGCTCCTGGTCGAGGTGCCCGAAACTAGCATCCGTTAGCCAGCGTTCGTCGTCGTAGGGCTCGTCGGTCAGAAGCCGAGTGCGAAGATAGATACCGATGCGTCGTGTGGTGCGGGCGTCGATGCGGCCGGCCCCGTTGATGATCGGCTCATTCATGGCCTGAGCGGCGGGACGAATCAGGACGTACTGCTCGGCCTGGTTCTCCGCCTCCGTGACCGGACGCAGAGACACAATCACGCGGGCCGGGTTGAAGCGAAGACGCGTGATGAGCCGGTCGCGGACGGCGGCGAGGATCGGAGAGAGCTTGGTGCGGATGACGGTAGCCATTACGGACCCGAGCGAACCTGGAGCGTGACGGCCTCAACGAGGGTCGAGCCGCCGGAGGTGCTTACGGTGACGGTGAGTGTGTAATCGACGGCGTTGGCACCGCCCGCGACCTGGAAGCGAACACGGGAGCCCGAGACGGTCGTGCCGGAGATCGTCAGGCCGGAGGGTGAGGCGGAGACGGTGGGGCCAGAGAGCGTCTCGGCGGCGTCGCGGATCTCGGGCTGGAAGCCAAAGTTGACGCTGTAGACTCGCGTCTCACCGGGGCGTTTCACAAGCGGCTCAGCGGCCATCTTTCGGTCTCCATTCCAGCTCACGCGGTGAAGGGGAGAGAGCCGTCTCACGGGCCGGCGGACGCCACTCGATCTCGCGGGCAGTCGGACGCCACTCGCCGCCGACCGTGACCGCTATCGGCGGTGCTGCACCTCCGGAGTGCCAGAGCAAGAGCAGGTATTGCGGCGTCATCGGATGGTCGTGGGGGGGCGACGCGTCGGCGGCAGCCGTTCAGGCGTCGTCTCTCGCTCTGCCTCGTGCTTGCGTTTGGCTCCGGCGATCTTGTCGCTGGCTCGCCGTTGCGTCTGCTTGTCGAGCGTGGCCGGGTTGGCACGGGCCCGGTCGCGGGGCACGAGCCAGGAGATGAAGTCGCCGAGTCGGCCTTGGCGGATCGGCTCGGTGGACGGCGTATACGAGAGACATTGTTGGGGCGTGGGCATGTGGGGCGTGGTGTTTGGGGAGACGGGCTCAGTCGCCTGCGTCGAGATGGGACCGGACGGTCGTGCGTGCTTGTGCCGCTGTGCGAGGCGGTGTATTCGGAAGACCGGCGACGCGGGTCTTGAGATCGGCGAGGCTGCTCGCGGCGGCGACTTCGGTTTTGAATCCCGCGATCCACGACCGCAACGTGTTGATCTCGTCCAGCGAGGTCAGCACGACGGCTCGCAAGGCTCTCGCTGTGAGGTCACGGCGGTCGTACAGCCGTTTGGCGGCGTCGATGTCAGCGGTCGCGGCGGTCGCGTCGTAAGGCGTGCCTTGGGTCGCGGCCTGGGCGAACAGAGCGTCGGCCCGAGTATCGAGATACGCTTGGGCGTCGCCTGCCGCCGGTATGCCGCCGACACCCATGAGGCGTTGCACGCCGCCGTCAGCCAGCAGAACCAGAGCGTAACGGTCCTGGTAGCCGAAGACGTTACGCGTCGTCAGGTCGAGGATTGTCGCCGTCGCGGCCATCAGGGAGAGGCCCTCAGGGTGCCGAGGATGCGGAACAGGTAAGTGGCCGCAGCCGCCCCCGAAGCGTCGCAGCAATACGTGAATTTGCGGCCGATCAGCGGCACCTGGACCGTGCCGATATAAGTTTCCGCGTCGGTGAATGGCTGGAACACCTGGTGCTTCGGCCCGGCGTAGGCTTCAAAGGGATGCAGGCCAACACCGCCGGAAAAATTAGAGTCAAGACCGGTCCCAAACAAATACATCGTGGCCAACACGTCGAGGCCGTCGAAAGAGCCCGAGCCGTCGAGGTCGATAAAAACTTGGCCACCGAACGAGATCGTCTCCGTGTTGGTCTGGCTCTTGATCGTCAAGCTGTCGCCGCTGGCCCAGGCGTCGGAGGTGTTCTGTGTCGTGATCTCGCCGGTGCCGGTGTCCACCGCAGTCACGAGACGGCTCGTGGATCGTGTCGAGTTGAACAACACCGGCTTGCACAAGGAGTTCCCGCTCGAAGCCGACTCCTTGAAGCAATCCAAGGCCCCGGTCGAGGTGGTCGTATCGACCAGGGTCGCAGACGGACTGCCGTTGATGGTGCCGGTCCAGAGCGTGTCGCTGCCCGCATCGACACGCCAGATTTCGCTGCTGCTGGACCACGGCATGTAGCAGCGGTTACAGAGCAACAGCACCTCCACAACGCCGCCTGATCCGGCCGCAAGGCAAACGGCGAAAATCTCGGGCCTGATCGTGGTCTCGCGTTGTGACTGGCCCGCCGTCGTTGAGAGGCTCAGGAAGTGACCCGCAGAGGGTGCGGTGCCGGTGTACTTCACGACGACGCGACCGCGACGAGCCACGTAGATATCGCCGTTATCCGCTCCACCGACCAGGACGACACACCAGTTAGCGAAGAGCCGAGAGCTGGTCGTGGTCTTGTACTCGCCGGCAGCGTCGATGTAGCCGCAGTCCTTCGCGGCGGCAGTCGCACCCGACGTGTTCTTCACACGCAGCCGGTCAACCAGAGGGGCACGATACAAAGGCACTAGGTGTACTCCGTGACGCGAGCATTGCCGCCGGCGTCGCTGGACCAGAGTCCGTCGATGATGCCGGTGTAGCCGCTCGGCACTTCGCAGTAGTCGTCGGGGAAGAGCTTCACGCTGAAGTTGCTGGTCGTCGCCGTCGCCGCGAACCGGACATAGAGCGTAGCGGAGCTGTCGTTGTAGATCGACGCACCAAGCCGCTGCGTGTTGGCCGCGAGCAAGGTGACGTTCGAGGTGCTGTCGCCGACGCTGGTCTGCGTGCCGGTGCCCGCCTGCTTCTTCGTGATCAGGCGACCGCGTCGATCCGCCCACGGGCTCACGACATCGCCGTCCGCTGACATAGCTGTTGGCTCGGCGTAGGACGCACGCACGCCCATCCGAACCGGATTGCCGGAGAGGGCGGCATCCTCGGCCGCACTGCCCACGACGGTGACGGCGTTCGTGATTGAGGTAACGGTGCCGATGTTCCAGGTGCCGGTCTGTGAGCAGGTAACATCATTGTTGGCACCGAGGTTCACCAGCACGCCATCGGTCGAGTCGCCTTTGCCGCGATCCCACGTTGAGCCGTCCCAGACCATAAGGAACGATCCGACAGCCGGACAGGCGGGGTTGCTGGTGTTGTCCGCGAGTGCGGCAGCAGCGGGTAGCTCGCTGTCCACGGTCACGGTGCCGGAGATGCTCACGGACCCATCGACCGTGATCGAGCCGCCGCCGTCGCCGATGACGAAGGTGCCGGTGCCCGCGTTCGCGGTGACGGTGCCGGCCACAGTTAGGGTCGGGTCGAACGCCGAGCCGTTCGTCAGGCGAACGGGCAAGTAGTCGTTCGCGGCGGGTGACGCGGGCGTCACATCCACGACGCCCGAGACCGCGACCGTGCCACTGACCGTGACGGAGCCGTCCACGGTGATGGAGCCGCCGCCGTCGTCAATCGAGAGCGTCGTCCCGCCATCATCGACGGTAATCGAGCCGCCGCCGTCCGCGATGGTGACGGAGCCGCTGACGCCAACGGTCCAGGTGCCTTGCTGAGCGACAGGTAGGCCCGCCGAAGCGGAGATCAGCGTGAAGGAGCCGTCCGCACCGAAGCCGATCTTCGAGTAGCCGGCTTTGCCCGTCGTAGCACCGACCGTCACCGACTCGAAGATGAGCTGGTCGATAATCGTGACGGCGTCGGTTTTAACAGGGACGTTAGCGGCCATATACACGACCTACTGAGCTAGCGCTTCATACGCGAAGCTGCGAGATTAGAGACCTGGCGATTCCGTTACTCGAACGAGGAGGACCGGGTTATGAAAGAGACCGTCACGCCGCAGGATCGGGAGCAGGTGGAAGGGATGATCGACTCACTTGGCACTGTTACGCTTCTGCGGCTGATCGGCGACATCTGCGAAGAGAAGGCGATGCATCTGGAGGATAACTGGCAGGACAGATCGTTAGCAGCGATCTGGCGGCGAGCGGCGAGACTGATCATGCAGGCGGCGAACAAGATGCCGGAGAGACTCTAACAGGAGAAGATTATGAGCAAGAAGAAACTGCATCCGCGATTGCGACTGTGGGCCGCAGCCGCGAAGCCGAGGATTCTCAAGCACGTCACGCTGGAGGAGCTGCTGGTGGCCACCGACGCGGTCAAGGAGCGGCAAGACGTGGCGGAGAGGTTGGGAGCGGCCGTCGAGCTGACGTACCTGCGGTACGCGACCCCGGAGCAGATCGCGGCCCTCGGTTCGGTCCTGCCTACGACCGAGAAGCGGCTGGGCGGTCCTTGGGGGTTCGAGCCTCGCGTGGTCCAGCTGTTCGAGCGTGAGACGCTCAAGGCGGTGTTGCAGGTTGTCGGTGTCGATCCGGACAAATACTGCTACCGAGGTTGGGTTTGATTGCGGTGAATTCGGATACCGCGAATCAGCAGGCCGTCAGCTTCAAGCTGACGGCCTGCTGCGTTAGCGGTCTACGCGATGAGGGAGTCGGAGATCGTAGGCGAGGCACTCGACGGGAGCTGGAGGCCGAGAGTTCGCATACCAAAGAACCTCTCGGCGAGTCGCTGCCAACCGGAGCCGTAGTTGTTGTTGATCGGGATCACGAAGGTATCGCCCTTCACGAACCGCGAGCTGCCGCTGAACACCGCGACGTAGGGCCCGCCGGTATATGCCTCATTCGCGGCACACATCGCCGCGTGGTCGAGAAAGACCGACTGGCCGCTGTTGATCGCCGTCGAGGTCCGGATGCGGAGCTTGACGGTCGAGGGCAGGTTGCGAGGCGTGCGGAAGAAGCCGTTGAACGCGGCGAAGCTGGTCGTGAGGGTCGAGATGTCCTTCGTCAGAGCGTTGTTCGTGGTCGCGTCGTCGGCGATAATCGCGTTACTACCGTCTACCAGCTCGATAGCCAAGATGCCGGTCGCGGTCGCTGACTTCTTGAGCCAGCAGTTGAAGGCGTACACGGTGTTAGGCAGGAGCCGACCAGCGGTCCCGGTGCCGGAGAGATTGAACGTCTGGGCGATGCTCGGGTTGGTCGATCCGTTGCCGGTGTACTTGAGGCCGTTCGATCCGGCGTAGGCGTCGGAGCTGCCTGCGGAGAAGATATGGGTTCCGGCGGTGCCGTCGAGGATCGAGAAGTTGTCGGGCGTGTTGGCGACGCTGAACGTCTCGAAATCGCCGTTGGTCAAGAGGTTCGTCCCGGCATCCTCCGCCGCATCGACGGCGTTTAGTGTCGCCGAGGCACCAGAGCCATCCTCCCACTCGAACCACAGCGGATCGGCCTGGGCGGCGTCGCCGAGCAGCGAAAGCGGCTCGCGGCCCTGCGTGGCACCGAGGGCCGAGTCGGACGTGACGGTCAGGTCGATGTTCTCAGCGAAGACGTAGTCACGCTGCACGCCGGTCTTGCCGGTGATCGAGGCGACGCAGGCCCCGTTGCCGGCGTTGGACGAGCCGGCGGTGATCGTGCCGACCGAGACCGTGGGACGCGGGACCGACGCGGACGCGGCCGTCATCTGCGAGATGAGCGTCTCCAGAGCGGCAGAAAGCGACTTCGTGACCAGGCGAACGTCGTCGTCGGCCATCGTCACGACGACCTGCTGCGACAGGCCCTGGAGGTAGGTAGCGAGCTGGGAGTGGGCCAGACGATGGCTGTTGCGTGCGGCGTAGAGAGCGTCCACGAGCTGCTGGTTGGTCGAGGCGAATTGGGCCTCGACGTTGTCAATGCCGGTGCCGATGGATACGATGGAAGCGGCGGAGAGATTGGCGGTGCCGCGAAAGGCGTTGATCGCGTTCAGCAAGCCGCCGCAGCGGCCGACGCGAGTGAACAAGCCGCCGGTGCCGGTCAGAGCGATGGTCATTGAGCGAACCTATGAGGGAGGAGAACGATGAAGCAGAAGCTGATCGTGACGACGACGGATTTCGTGGAGGGATATCGGGTCGTGGAGTATTTGGGCATCGTGGATGCGATGGCCGGTTGCGGAGGCGACTGCGACCCGGTCTACAAAAACATGCTTCAACGGGCCCGAGAGCTGGGAGCCGACGCTGTATTAGGTGTACGCTATGTTGTTACTGGTGGAGAACGTGGAAGTGCCTGGGTTGTAATGAACGGCACCGCTGTCCGCTTGGAACGGATCAACCGAGCTGCAACGGCGGTGTCGGTTGAGTCGAGCCGGCCCCAATCACGTTCTGTGTGAACGTCGAGCTTGGCACGATATGCATGCCGAGCGTCTCAGTCTCGTAGGGGAACGCCCCTGTCGGCAGGCCGTCCGCCGGATACGTCGGTGTCAGCAGTAGGTAGGTGTAGGTGCCGGTGATCCGATAGATCCGGGTCACCGCGTCATCCGCGAGCGACGGAACCGAAGGCGTGACCGCCGCCGAGCGCAGGCACTGTGTGGTCGTGTCAGGCTCCGGTGCCGGCACCTCAGGCCACGTCCCGCGTCTCTCCGCTACCCACGTCACCGTCTTCACGCCGCACGCCTGATGCACGCGGACCAGCTCGCACGCGGTCCTCGCTCCCGAGCCGACCGGGGCCGCGACCGGCATCTGGAGCTTGCCGCTGGTCCAGCCGTAGCCGATTGACGCCGAGTACAGGTCGTAGGGAGCCTCGTTCTGCTGAGCGGAGAAGCCGAGCGGCATTAGATACCGATGGGGGTTCGAGAAGCGGAGTCGGGAGCGGCGGCGGGCTGCGTCGGGTTTGTCTGATGGTCTCGCAGGACGTTTGCGGCAAGGCGACCGATGAACGTGCCGCGTGAGCCGCTGTCGTTCGGTGGGGCGGGGTTGACGACGGGCACGATGCTCGTGATATCAGGGATCGCGTCGTCGGGGCCGAAGCTGAAGTCGGGAACGGCGAAGGGCCGTGCGGCACCTGCGTTGAACGCCCGGAAGAGCTGGTCAATCGCCCCCTGCGTTGGCCCGCTGAGGAGCTGAGCGTCGAGGCGAACATACTTGCCCATCAGGTCGTGCGTGACGGAGTAGTCCAGACCACCGAAGGCGAGGTTGAGCTGACCGACCTTCTTGTTCAGCACCTGCCGAGCGACGCTTTGTAGATTGGTTCGATTCGCGTTACGGTTGCCCCACACCTCGACCTTCAGGGTGTGATAGAAGCGTGGCACCTGGTCGCCGACTGCTTGACCGATTCGCCAGCCGGATCGCATCTGCTCGGCGGCTATGGCACCGCCGAGATTACCGAACTGCTCTAGGATCTTCAGAGGAGCACTTCCCGTGAAGCCGCCGCCAATCGCACCAACCGCTCTACCGCCAAGCTCGGTGATGTTCGCGGCCGACGCAACAACAGCACCGCCGATAGCCCGGATCGCATCCTCATGCGACGGCTTCTTCAGACCCTGCGAGTAGATCGCGGTAATGCGGGTTACGCCCTGGGCGACGATGTTCGACGCCTTTTCGCGGTCCACGATCTTGTAGTCGAGGCGGCTGCCATCTTCGAGGGCGGTGACGTTGATCGACTCCCGCTGGAAGTTGGTCGGCACGGGGTGGAAGATCCAGCCCCGGAACTCATCGGGCACCGCGTTCAGCTCCAGACGCCGATCTGTCCGCAGGATCAGCTGTCCCTGGATTGTCCGCGTCGTGAAGAAGTCCTGGTCGATGTCGTCCGTCATCCGCCACAGGTGTGACAGGATGATGTTCGGTTTCTGGGCGAACAGGCTGTACTCGTTCAGGTCCGTCTGAATCACGAAGTCAACCCAGAAGGTCTTATCTCCCGCGTTCTTGACCACGTCGCAGCTCAGAGGCGTGGGCCCGTTGTTGGCGTCGGTCGTCGCCTGGAGGAGGTTGACGACGGGCGGCGAGAACAGCAGCGTGATCGTGTCGCCGGCCCGGTTGCTTGTGGACCAGCGAAGGAGCTTGCGAGGCGTGAGGAGGTGGTTGCGGATGGCCAGGTCGGTCGTAGGGGCGTTCTTACCTGCGAACAGCTCGGGCGGGCCGAAGTTGCCGGGCAGGTTCCAGCTGGTCGCCGCCGGGTTGTAGATGCCGCGAACGTGGACGATGTTGCGGGTGTAGAGGTACGTTGGGCCGTGGTAGATCGGCTCGCGGTGATACCGCTGGATGCTGATGTCCTTCAGCTCGATCCCGTTGTAGATGAAGACGGACATGCGTTACTTCTTCGAGGAGGGCAGCTGCTGGACTCGCAGACGGACCGAGGGGTTCGAGGCGTCCGTCTCGTGCCGGATCGCGTCAGCGGCGTTCCACGACCACGTCGCGTCCTGCTTCGCGTAGGACACACCGGTGTCAGGCCCGATGCTTGCGGAGGGAGACGAAGGACTCGTCGTGTCGCGTGGCCGCATGCCGGCGAGGGCCGTCAGCAGCTCGCGGCTGTTGAGCGGGTCGAGAGGATTCGGGCCCGAAAGCGGAGGCAATTCACGTCGCACAGTAGCCGCTGGGCCTTCGAGTGAGACGAGGGGACGCGAGGGACGAGGCAGCGTAGTGACCACCAGTGGGCCACGCTGCGACGCAGGAGACGCGGTTGGGCCGGAGGCTGCCTGCGGTGTTGCGGATCGCTGCACGGGCCGCGTAGGGCCAGGAAACGGCATCAGCTCGCGGCTTGTCGTTGGCGTCGGCGAGGGCGAAGCAGAGGCGGGTTGAGGGCCGGGCGTAACCGAGGGCCGCGTGACGAACTCCAGAGGCTGGCGTCGCGTCACGGCGGTCTGATCGGGCAGCGGTTGTCGCGGCAGAGAAGCCGGCGTCGTGGGTCGCTCGATCCAGCGTAAAGGTTGTGGTCGATCAAGTGAAGGGGCGGGCGGCGAATCGACGGGCCGCGAAATACGCGGTGTCGCGGGTTGCGGCAGCGTAGGGCCCGCGAGGCGACGCGGAGGAGGCGTCTGCATCAACCGGTCGAGCTTAGCGGACCAGGCGACCGAGGACGCGTTGCTCGGCTCGCTCGGCATTGATTCGGTAGGTTGCGGCATCGGTCAGCTCGGCGGCGGGACAGAGTGCGTCGATGTAGGCTCGCGGCAAAGACGCGGAGCCGTGGGCGATCTCAAGAGCGGAGGCGAGGGCCCACGCTTGACGCAGGCGGACACGATCCAGGTTCAGCCAGAGGGCGACGTAGCTCTCGTAGGACAGACCGGCGGGCGTCAGGCCGGGATAGGCGGAGAGCATGTCGCTCAGCTCCCGGCCGGCTCTTTTTTTGCGTCGAGGTACACAAGGTAGGCGTCGAGAGCGGCGTCGCAGAACTCGGCTGTCGCTCCACCGCCGGTCAAGGGATCGAAGGGGGCCATCTCGAAGGCAACGCGAACGGCCTGATCCAGTCGCTGCTCGGCGTTGACTCGCAGCACAGCAACGTCGCTGCGTGACTCCTCGATCCAGCGGTTCGGCTCGCCGTCGAGAGCGAGGACCAGGCGGCGGTAGATCGCGAGAGGGTCCGCGTAGACCAGGGCGACGCCGTTGTGGTAGGGGAAGATGTTGCGTTTCGGTTCGATGTACATCTTAGTTGATCGAAGGTAGGCCGGTCATGTCGTGGTCGTAGAGGCGGAGGTCGAGCGTGCTGGCACCACCGCCGGCTACGCTCTTACGAAGACAGTGCCAGATGACTCGCTGCTCGCGGGCCACCGTGCCGAGTCGCTCGAACTCGTCGGGGCCGAGGACGTAGGCCGCTCGGAAGTGGTAGCCGGCCGGCTGCGTAGCCATCGAGGTCTTGAGCGTCGTGTAAGGGAAGTGGAGCCACAGCTCGTGACTCGCTCCCTCGTGAATCATCAGGGTGCCGATGTCATCGAGGATGTCACGCCCGCGATCCGTCTGCACGTCCGGCCGCTGGACCAGCTTGGTGTAAACCGACTCGTTCCACCGCGTGAGATCGACCGCGACGAACGCCTCTTCGCCTTCGTAGGCCACGTCCATCGGAATCTTCGTGCCGTACAAGTCATTCATGACCGGCTCCCAATGCGGCACGATCTTGAGACGAGGAGCCTCCTTGCCGGTGCCGAGGTACTCGATGGACGCGTCCGGCAGTCGGACGAAGAGGTTGACCGGGCCGGTCACATAGGGCTGAGCCATGAGCGATGTCCGTTAAATGTCGAGCTGGCCGAAGTAGCGGGTGGTGCGAGAGACGAGCGTAGTGGCAGGGAGGACGACGGGGGAGTCCTTGCCCGCTTCAGCGGATTCGGTGAAAGCGAAGATGCGGTCGCCGTTGCGGAGTGCCTGGAGCTTCTGCAACGCGATCTCACAACGTTTCGGCATCTCGCCGCGTCGCTCCGGACGGCGTTCCCAGAGGTAGAACGCGGTCAAGCCGGCGACGATGCCTCTGAGCATCTGCACGCTATTGCCGGTCAACGCCGCGAGGTCGTCCTTGTCGTACCGCTTGCCGGCGAAGCACGCTGCCTCCACGTCGCCGCTGGCCTCCTTGAGCAGGCTCGTCAGCAACGTGGAGGTTTTCACGTCCGGCGGGGTCAGCTTCTGTCCCGTGTCGGAGAGCAGGTCGCCGACCCACCGCACGTCGAAGCGTTCGAGAAACTCCTCGGCGGTGCAGTAAGCACTCGCCGAGGAGGCAGGCGTGAGAGGCATTAGCTGAAGATGTCCTGAACGAGGACGCCGGAGACGGGGGAGACGACCTTCACATCATAGTCCTCGACCACGCGGCCGAGGTGGCGGCGGTTGTCGGGGTCGTCCTTCGACTCGACTGTCATCTCTTCGTAGCTGAAGACGTGGACCGTGGACCACGAGGGCCCGCCGGCCTGGTTGACGAGCTGACCGGGTCGTGCGACCACGATGGCGTCGTTGTCGGCGAGGGCGTAGCCGGTCGTCAGCGAGGAGGCACCCTTCTTCGAGCTGACGCGGACGGTGTCTTCCACGACCAGCTTGTAGCCGTACAGGTACTCGGGCAGGCCCCAGCGGACCCAATTGCCGGGCCCCATCGAGTTGCCGTCAACGCTGCCTTTTTGCAGCACGATGCCGGCGAGCGGGTTCTCCTTGACGTAGGTGTGAACCTCTTGCGAGCGGGCCATCAGATCGGCAGCGACCGGGTTCACGATCAGCACGAGATCCTTCGGCTGGATGACGCCGACGGTGTCGAGCTGAATCGTCCGGGCGATCTTGTTCAGGCCCTCTTTGATGTTCGGGTCAGTCGGCGTGCCGGCGGACCAAGAGCCCGAACCGAGGGCGGTCGCGGTGGCGAAGACGTGCGACGCCGGATAGCTCGCGGTGTTCGTCAGCTCGGCCAGCACGCGGAGGGTACGGCCGGTCATAGCCTGTTGGGCGACCATGGCGGCGTGGTAAGCGAGGATCTGCCAGTCGGCCTGCTCGACCGATTTGTAGCCGAGGCGGAAGGGGAAGTTGTACCGCTTGCTGGCGAACTGCTGGAACTCGAACTCCTCTGTGTTCCATTCGCCGGTCGGGGCGTCGTGACTGTCCGGCCAAAAGAACTCGGCCAGGTCGGTGTTGAGGATGCGGGCCGCGTTGTCGGGCGTGATCCGCAGGTAGTAGCCGGTCGAATACTTGACCGGCGTCAGCGTGATGTACTGGTTCAGGGGAAAGTCGCGGACATTGCGACTGTACGCGATGGCGAGCTTACCGCTCGCGTCGAAGGATGGGACATAGGTATTGAAAGCAGAAGCGACAGACGTGGCCATTAGGCGACCTCAGGGGTGGTAGAAGAGGAGGTGGGATGGGTGCGGCGTCGAGAGATGTGCGACACGACGCCGCCGAGAAGAGAGGAGAGACGTTACGAGCAGTAGATTCGACGTAAGTCGAAGAGGAAGGAGTCAGTACTCCGCCAAATGGAACATTTGGCGGAGTACTGACTCCTCTATCTAGAGGAGTACACGAGAGCGTAGCCGTTGATCAAGCGGCCTGTTGCGAAACGTCGGCTGGCGTCTGCCGATACCGACGTAACGTAACGACTTACGCTGGGCGGGCGGTTCCGAGAGAAACCACGACACGAATCTTCTCGCCGGCGGCGGCGGCTGACTCCAGGGCCCTTGCCCCGAAAAAGATGTTGGCGGTCTCGCTGAACAGGACGGGCGTGCCGCGACCTTGGGCGTCGCTTTTGAGCACGTCGCCTCGCACGATAGCGGCACCGGCTTCGAGTAGGCACACGTCGGCTTCGCCGTACACCAAGAGCTGCTCGCCGGCGGCTGCGGCCTCGGTACCTGAGCCGACGACACCGGGAGCGTCCTGCGTGCCGGGCTGGGCAATGCCGATGATGCGGTCCGTCTGGGCGGCTGCCTCAAGGACCGCGTGGTCCTTGGTGGCGTCGATCTTGACGAAGCGAGACGGGCGGATGGTCCCGTTCGCAATGAAGGCGGGGGCGTTGAGAGGCATGGTCTACCTTGTGTAAGGAAAAGAGGTGAGTTTTTCTGACGCGAGAGTTGACTAGAACACTTTCTCGCCGCCGGTCGTGACCTTGATCGCGTCCTCGTAGCTGACGCCGTGCGAGCTGGCGTAGTCGATGGCTCGGTCCACTTCGGCCCGAGAGCGTTCCTTCCTGTCCCCACCGCGAGCGTGACGCAGAGGCTCGCCGCTCAAACCGCCGAGAGGGGCCCGTTGGTAGCGGACGCGAATGCGGTCGAGGTAGCGGCTGTACTGGTCCGCGTTGAGGTCGGTCACGGTTTGCAGCTCCTCGTCGCGGTCGAAGAGGTAGCCTTCCGCTTCGAGCTGCACGAGGTCTTTCTCGCGGTCGGCTCGGCGGAACTTGCGTTGCAGGTCGCGGACGGCCGTCTCCAGCTTCGCGGCCTTTTGTTCGGCGTGATTAGCTCGCAGCCGGGCCTGGTCGCGTTGCAGACGCACGCGGTCCACGTCGCCGCGTCGCAGCTTCTTCGGCCCGCAGTTGTAGTCGAAGGCCCCAACGTGTGTGTTCGTGCCGCTCGGTGCCGCATAGTCCTTCTTCGGCGGCATGTCGTCGTCCACGGGCTCCTCGGGCCAGCCCTCCTCCTCGGGCGGCACGTCGGCGTCAGCGGCCTCTAGCGGCTCGTCGCCGGGCGGCATGTCGGGCTCGGCGGCAGCGTCGCCCTCATCGAGCATCTGCTCCATCTTCTTCCAAACGTCGGTTTCCTTGATCGCGGCCAGGACGGCGTCTACGATCTCCTTCTTGTCGTTCGACACGGGCGGTTTCTCCTGTGTGGGGGATAGGATGTGAGTCGAGGGGTCGCCTCGGCCGAATCGCAGCAGACCAAGGTTTCGCTCGGGCGTGGTGGCACCGAGCAGAGAGATAGGGTCGATTTCGAGCCGCTTGAGCCACAGCTCGACCGAGCGGCGAGGGAACTTGCGAGCCAGGCCGACCTTGTCTTTCAGGATCTTCCAGGTCCGGGCGAACAAGGCTTTGCGGCCGGTCTGGAACAGTGCTTTGACGACGAAGTCGCGGGCGTAGCCGACGATCTCCGGCTGCTCCGGCTCGGTGGCGTCGTCGCGGGTGTGGCCGACGACGATGGGCACCTCGTCGCCCGTCTCCGCGACGCGACGGTTGTTGTTCTCAGCGATCCGCTGAAGCATCGCGGCGTCGATGTCCACGACGGGATTGCCGGAGCGGTCCTTGAGCTGATGCTCGTCGAGGATCGGGACGTTGTGCAGGACGAGGTACTTCATGGGGGCGTTTACGCAGATCGAGGTGAGAGCCGTCCGGCAGAGTCAGGCGGCGGTGGAAGATGTCCGGTAGTAGTGGCATGTGGTGTCTCCAGGTGCGTCATTGCGGCCTCGTGGATCGCGTCGGCCTGAGAGCGGAGGTGGGCGGCGGCGTGACGGTGACTGCTGCGTTCGGCGGCGAATTCGAGCAGCGAGTCGTGTGCCTCCGGGTCCGTCTTCGCGGTGCGGTCGAGGTACTCAAGCCACGCGTCGTGGGTGAAGCCGGCTGCGGCAGCGAGGTCGCGGGATCGAGGTCGGCGTCAGGCTCGACTTCTGGCTCCGGTTCGTCAGCGGCGAGGCGGTGCGGCCCTGCGGCACGCGGCGGATCGAGCATCGTCGTCGGGAGAAACTTACCGCCCTGGTACGCGACACCGCGAATCACGGCTCCGCCGGAAGGGGCCTTCGCGGCAAAGCGGCGTCGCGGGCCTACTCGCCGCTGCTGGTAGAGCGAGGGCGGCTGCGTCGGGTCATCGGCAGCACCAGCACGAACGGCGGCTGGGCCGGCACCCGATCCACGCCCTGCGGCGGAGCGACCGGACTCGTAGGAGCGGATGACTCGCCGGTAGGCGGCCCTTGCGGCAGTCCGGGTAGTGCCACCAAGGTATTCGCCTGTCCCGCTGGCTTCTCGAACGCTGGCATCGTGTTGGCTCGCAAAAGATTGGACGGCGTCGCGGAGCTTGCGGCCCTCGTCGTACAGCACGACGACGTGACCGCCCTCAATCGGGACGATGGTGCGATATTGGATGCCGAGACGGTCGAGCGACATCCGGAGATCCGACGCACTCGTCTCCGGCACATGGACCTGGTAGACCGCGTCGGGACCGTCGTCGGCGGCTCGGAACAGTAGCACCGACGTCTGGTTGCCGAGAAGTCCCTGCCACGCGGCGGTGTATCGCACGGTTTCGTAGTCCGGGTCGTTGCCGACACGAGCGAGGAACGACGGCTCGGCCCCGTCCGACCAATCGCCCACCGCGTCATGCATGCTCACGTCTTCCAGACCCGCCGCCTTGTAGACGTCCTGGGCGATCTCGCGGTACGCGGCGTGATTTGCGGTGCGGAGGCGAGAGTAAGCCTGCTCGAAAGTGCCGCCCTCTTCGACATTGGGCGGGAACATCGTCCAGGCGTCGCCTTCGGCCGCTCCCGCCGAAGCGAGGTCGTCGGGCGACGGGGCTATCGCCGGGACGGTCTGGGCGAAGCGGAAGCGGTCGCCGCCGCGTCGCTCCTTGATCCGCCCGCCGATGAAGGCTCCGATGCGACGCCCAGCTCGGCGAGCAATGCGTCCAAGTATCGCAGCACGATTTCGCGGAGGCGTTTGCGGTTTGGCGTCGCCCGCGTCCTTCCGGTTGCCGCCTGCTCTCTCAGCGAGTGCATCAAGGCGTCGTTCAAATTCGGGGCCGAGCTGGCGGAGGCGTTGTTGGATGGCATCGTCATGTACGAGTAGAGAGGCGAAGTCGGCGGTGCGGTCGAGGTCGGCCGGCGTCGTCGCCTTCAAAGCCTGGATCGGATCAAGCGGGCCTTTCGCGGACTGCGGCGTGCCTTCGGTGCGGGATTTAGCGCCGATAAACGCGAGCGTGCGGAAGAACGACCAGATTGTCTCCTGCACCTCGGCGGGCTCCATGCCGAGTCGCTCCGCGACACCGCGAATGCGAGCATTCATGGCAAAGTAGCCATGAGCCTTACCGAAGTGCTTCGGATCGGTGTCCCCGAAGTGAGCAATCCAGGCGTCATTCGTTACGGCATCCAGATGGCCGAGCAGGTTGCGGCGGAAGCTGTCCACCTTGAAGCCGGAGAGAACGCCGATCTCGTCCCGCCCAGGGTCCGTGTCGCTCAACGCCCGAGCGATGTTGGCGTCATGCGAAACGAGGCCGTGCCGCCTCGTCCGTTCGCCGCCGCCCGTGATCTCGTCCCAGGCCGTGAGATTAACCTCCTTGCCCTTGCTGTCGTGAACCCGATCCACGATGCGACCGCGTTCCTGCTTGATCCAGCTTCGCACCTGTTTATGCGTCGGCAGCTTGCCGCGACGGGTGTAACCGCGACGCCGCAGCTGCTTCTGATACCAGCTCCACACCCCAGCCGCTTTGTACAGATTGTCACGGACCGAAACGCGAGGACTCGTGGCCGCGAGCAGGGCGGCGAAGCGGGGAGCCTCCTCGCCGTACAGCGTGCTGATCGCGTCCGCCGCTGAGCGATACCAGCCGCGTTTGACCGCTCCAGCCTCCGCCGCCGCGACGAACTCCTCTTCCGGCGGCAGCGATTCGTAGAGCTGGACCAGCTTGCGGGCGTGACCGTCCTTCAGCTCGGCGATCTCGTCGCTGCGGAGGTAGCGGGAGATGTGGTCGGGCAGCCAATCGTCCTTCGGCAGATCCGGCTTCGACGGCTTGGCGTAGCGACCCGCCTCACGCTTCTTCGACGGGACCGCGTCAGGGCCCCCGAAAATCTTCGCGGCCTCTTCGTGATCGTGGATGACGTGCTTCAGCAGCTTGCGACGGTCACGTTCGGACAACGAGGCGAGGTGCTGTCGCGGCAGCTGCTCTCCGCCCTGATAGAAGTCGCGGCCGAGATAGACGCCGGCACGCGGTGCGTAGACGGGCGTGATGGGCAGATCGAGAGCGGGCTCGGTGTCGTCCTTCGGGGTCTCCAGGGCGAACCGCAGCGGCTCGTCTTCGGACGCGTACCGCAAGGCCGGCGTCGGGTACTCCGTTTCCAGGTCGTCACGCGACGGCTGCCGCCCCATGCGGTCCCACAGCGACATCTCCTCGTGCGACGTGGGCAGCAAGCGACCCAGCGACACCCAGGCCGGTGCGTGCGTCAGGCCCTCGGGGCGTGCGGCCTCGGCCCGATGGTGGCCGTCGTGGATGTGCAGACGCGGCGACGTGCGACCGCGATAAAAAACTTTCAACGCCTTCTCGCGGGGCAGCGAGCCGCCGGCAGAACGGATCTGGTCGCGGTAGGTCTCGACCGTCTCGTCGCGGAGGTAGTCCTGGTCGGCATGCAAGTCTTCGAGCGGCACATGACGCAGTACCGCCGGGCCGTGATCATAATCATTCAGCAGCCAATCGCCGCCTACCTGCGTCGGCTCGTCGTGTGGCAGGCTCGACGCCAGCTCGTGCAGTCGGTCGCGGTTGGCCTCGAAACGCAGCGGTGTGCCGCGATGATCGAAGAGCCACGGTCCACCGGAGGACGCCTCCGGCGGTTCGCCGGAGGCGTACTGCGGCATACCGTCTGGACCCGGAACACCGGACATCGGGACGCCGGTTGGCAACGCCCCAATGCCGGCGGGCGAGACGTTCGGCAGCTTCGACAGGACCGCGTGACCGGGCTCCGGCTTGGCGAGGCCCAGCACGCCCCGCAATTCGTCCGCGTCGATCTCCCCGCCCATCTCATAGAACGCCCGTGCCGCCTCAAGAACCTCGACCGCGTTCGGCTTGTCCACGTCGAAGACGAAGCGAGGCGGAGGGACGCCGGGGGCGGTGTAGCGAGCCAGGACGGCGACCAGGTCGCGGGTAAGCGTCTCTTGTAGGGCCGTCGCGTCGTACTTGACGATCCGCGAGAACGTGTCGGCGTGTAGATCCGCCAGACCGCTGCCGAGGCCCGTTGCCTTGGCGGACGACGACAGCTCTTGGCCGAGGATGTAGCGGCGGATGACCGAGTCGAAGTAGTTGCCGACAAGGTTGCCGAGCAGCGACGCTCCCGCCGTCCCCGGCTCGATCCGCTGCACACCGGGCCCGCCTGTCGTGTTGTCGCGGTAGCGAGGGAAAAGGATGACGTTGTTGCGGAGCTGCTTCTCGGCCGCGTCCTGCACCTCTTCGAGCGAGGCGGCGTTCCCCGACTCGTAGTAGTAGATCGTGAAGCCGCCCGCTCCGACCCGTTCCAGGTAGTCCATCAGGTAGGCGAATACCTGCGACTTCAGCCACCAGAGCCAGTAGATCCGGCTCCGGATGCCGACGCCAAAGCGACCGCCGGCCAGTTCGGGCTCGAAGAAGTCCGCGTCCTCGGGCTCGTGATGATGGATCACGAGCTGTTCGCGCTCCTCGGGCGTGAAGAAGTGGGCCCGGCCGCGATCCGTCACCTGCCAATCGCCGGGAAACGTCGCGTGGACCAGGACGCCCGCCTGGCCAGAGAAGCGGAAGACCAGCTTGTCGCCGTGGATCGGCTCATGACTGCGGACGGTGAGGCGTCGCTTGCCGCCGACGAAGTCCCACGCGTAGGTCATCTGGACGGCGTAGCGGCCGAACCAAATCGCTTCGAGCAGCTGCATCAGGAGCGTCTGGAGGCTCGGGATCGCCTTGATGCTGTCGGTGATCGCGTCCGCGAGCTGCACTTGCCGCTGGTCGGTGTCGTCTATCGACTCCAGGTGCCACGCCAGCTGGGCCGTCGGCATCTGACGCGACCGGACAGCGTCCATCACGACCGGATCGCGGCGAGCGGCACGAGCGTTGGCCTCTGAATGCCGCAACGCCTCATCGAAACGGAAGCGGTACGTCCGGCTGACGTAGTTGACGATCTGCGAGAACGTCTGGAAGGGAGGCAGGACCAGGCCACCGCCGCCGGGGGGCAGCGAGCGGTCGGCGTGCGGCGGAGGAGGCGGATAACCGGCCTCGCCGAGCTTCTCGACAGGATCGTCAAGGGGGCGGACAGAGTCGTGCATAGAAAAACGAAAATACAAGAAATTGTTTTCTTGTGTTGTCGAGGTTTTGTGCTTAGAATGCAGCCTGCCGGCTCCGCATCGGTGCGGGCCGTGTCCCGTCTCGGCGGAGGATGCACAGAGGATCGAGACGTGAACGAGAAAGAGAAGAAAGCAGACCCGAAGTCACGCAAGCCGAGGTCAGAGCCGCAGAAACCGCGATGGTGCGGGCCTCGCGGGAAAGAGTGGCCCGACGACAAAGGCGTCGAGCGAGTACCGGCCGGCGGCGGATGGCGGATTCTTCGCAGTAACCGACTCAAGAGCGAGTGACGCCGCCTAGAGGCCCCTCCCCCACAATCCTCGCGTCCCAGCCCTGTCCTGTCGGCTCTCGACGGGACGGGGCCTTTGTTTTGGGATCTCCGGTGCCGCGACGCCGGGACGAGAGGGGTCCATGCGACACGCCGTCAACGCGGCCATGCCGACCGCGACCGTCCGGTCGTCGTGCATGCCGGCCTCATGATCGAAGCGGTAGCCGTAGGGCGTCGTCTTCAAGACCAGCCCAGCCGCCTCGTCAGCGAAGGATTCTTGCCGGCCATCCTTGACGAGCGTGCCGGCCCCTGGATACCACGCGAGCTGCTTCGAGCTGACCAGGGAGCGGAACGTCTCGGCCATCTCGTAATTCCGCTTGCCGCCCCTCGCCTCGAACCGCTCCACCTCGTGATGCCGCTCGAAGTCCTGAATCGTGCCTTCGAGCTGGTATGGATCGCAGACGAAGTAGACGCCGGGGAAGTCGCGTGCGATGTCCCGCATCCACTGTTCGACCCGCTGAATCAGCACGGGAGCTTCCGGGCTCCCCTGCCACACGTCGAGTCGGTCGAGCAGCACCCTACCTGAGCCGTCGCGGTGCAGGACGCACAGGGCGGTTCGGTCGCGTCGCGGCCCGTAGTCGATGCCGGCGACGTAGCGGACGCCCGAGGTGCCGCGAGTCGTGTAGGTCAAGCCCAGCTCGCGGCCGAGTTGCTCGCACGCCTCGATCTCGGCCCGCGTCAGGTAGTCCGACTCCTCGGCCGGGTCGATCCAGACGTTGTCGAGGACGCGACGTGCCAAACCGCGAGGCAGCATCCGCCGCATCTCGGCGATTCGCTCTGGCGACATCCACGACGCGAGCTGACGGCCGGGAGGCGTCTCGAAGACGTACCAATCCGGACTCGCCTTGGCACGCAGCAGCAAGTCGTGCTGCCAGCTTCCGAGTAAGCCGGCGTTGGCGATCATCAGCCACACGCTGCCGGTTCGCTTCTCGCGGCCCGACCACAGCACGTCGAACAGCTCCCGCTTCTTCCAGTGCGTCGGCTCATCGAGGACAAACACGTCGCCGGTGAGCCCGAAGCTGCTCGGTGCGTCGGCGGACAAGACTTTGAGCGTGCCGCCAGGTCCTGTCATCCGGAAGCGGCCCGGCGAGATGCGGCGTTCGAGCCACGGATTCATCCGACGCTCCGACTCCATCGATTCCGCGATTAAGCCCGCCTGGTCGCTGTCGCCGGCGGCGGTGTAGAGCGAGAGCCGCCTACGCGAGAAGGCGAGGCAGCCGTTCAGCAGCCGCCCGATCAGGCCCGTCTTATCGTGACCGCGAGGCAGAGTGAGCCAGAACGACAGCGGACCTCGGTAGTCGTGCCGCATGCCGGCTGCCGACTCCAGGGCCGGCACGATGCGGTCGGCGAGGTCGAGCTGCCACACGTCCGCGATCTGGCCGAAGCGACGCGGCTCCGGCGTCGAGTTGATCACGACTTGCCGCAGGTACTGCGACAATGAGCGGGAGGCGTGTCGCTCGGCGAGAGCATGGGCGACTTCGACGCGACGCCGCAGCGAGCTATTTGCAGTTGCAGCGGCAGCAGTCACACGACCCCCCACACTTGCAGTCGGCCTTGCACGCGGCACACTTGCCCTTCTCGCAGCCGCACTTCGAGCCGCAGCCGACGCAACACAGACACGCGACGCTAACCATCAGCACGCACAGAATCTCTTTCATCGGTCTTCTCCGGTTCCACAGGGATGCCGAGACGACGTGCCTCGGCGAGCAGCTCCGCGTCCGAGAGCGACGCGAACGAGAAATGTCCCTCCACCTTCGACGCCGCATCGAGGCCGAGCAAGCGGGCCCGCCGGTCGCCGATCTTGAGGACGAACTCGGCCGATTGCAGGTGGCCGTCGAGAGCGGCCGGCATGTACGCGGCGAGGAGGGCGTCGAGCCGCTCCTGCTCCAGACGCGTCACCTCGGCAGCCAGTTCGGCGTTCTCGCGGTTGATCGCGGCCAGGCCCTGCGTGACGATCTGATGGGCCCGCTGAGCAGAGCAACCGAGCTGCTGGCCGATGCCGGCGAATGAGTGGCCATCACGGCGGAGTCGCAGGGCGAGCTGCTTGCGATCCGCAGCTTTCAGACGCACAGAAGAGGTTTTCGAGACAGCCATGGGCGATCAAGCAGAAAGAATGGGATCGGGTATATGCGGCCCAAGAGCGACCAGGGCGGCTTCTGCGGCGACTTTTCTCATGTGGTCTATTTGCCTGAAAGTCTCACCGATTATGAGCTTCTCTTCATACGTCGCCAACTTTCCGAAAGCCGTGTTACAGCGGGTGCAGCAGGGAACAACATTCCACCGCTCGTAGAAAGGCTCGTTGTTCTTGCGATCCAGCCGATAACCCGTCCCGCTCAGATCCAACGACGTGCAGTAGTGACATGGCTTGGTGTACAGCTCGAAAAACTCCTCTCGCGTGAGACCGACAGGCCAGCCTTTTTCTGCGGCCCGCTGTTTGAGGGCTTGCCACCTCCCTTTACCTGATCGCTCCCATTTGTAATCCGCGGCACGCCGCCGGTCGCGGTTCCGTCTCTTGTAAGCCTTCTGGCACGCAATACACTGGTCACTACGGCCGTCCGGCCTACTGGCGTTTCGGTAGAAGGCCGTTCTCGGTAAATACTGCTTGCAGGAGCAACAGCACTTCTCTTCTTCCTTGCCTCCCTCTTCCTCAAAGAGGTCCATCATTGCGTGACTCGGAGGACGTAGTCGCTCTCGCCGAACTCCAGCGTCAGTCGAGCCCCGCCGAGCGAATGCGGCGGCAATCCGTTGTCGGCGGCGTAGTTCGACTGCCGCCCGCGACGCCAAAAGTCGTCAGCCGACTGACCCGAGTACGCCCACAGGTACGACCCGGTCGCAACGAGACGCTGGTTGTGTACGACCGGCTCTTCCCCGTCCGCCGCACATCGAACGACGTGCCGTGCGGCCGAGAGCTGTGTATGGCGGTGTCCTTCCCAGATCACGTCAGCATCGACCCAGCTCTTGCCGACCAAGGCCCGCAGCGTCGTTCCGAGCGTCGAGCCCCGACCGCTGCCGTGGTGGTAGAAGATCGTGAGCGGACGGTATGAGCGGCGTTTGGAACCGCGAAAACGGTAACGAACGAAACCCGTCACACCGCCCGCCCGCACGCGGCAGCCGTCCACGCTGTGCAGAGTGTCCACGATGCGGCGAATCGGGTCCGAGGCGTGATGATGCTCAACGGCCGTCTCGTGGTTGCCGCTGCCGATCATGTCGATCCGGTCGGCGTAGGGGGCGAGCAGCGACACCGCCCATTCGATCTCGGCGTCGAGGAGGTCGGGCCGATCACGCAGACGCGGATGGATCGCTGTGACCGAGTACCGCCGCTTATCGGACGGCAGAATCGCGTCGATCACGTCGCCGTTGATCAGGATGCGGTCGTTTCGGACACGAGCCGACTCCAGCTCCGCGAGGATCTGCCGGTAATCGACGTTGGCCGCTCCGACGTGCAGGTCCGACAGCAGCGTGATGCCGATCTCGTCGCCGGCGGAGACCGTCAGAGGTGCCGGACGGATCGTTACGCAGCCGCCGGCGATAGGCTCGCTCATGATGCGTCTTCCTCCCTCATACCATTTCGCGGGGTCGTTGATCAAGCGGCCGACTGAACTCCGCGAGGTAATCGCGTTGCTGCGGCCACTCGAAGACCGGAATCCCGCGATTCAACGCGTAGGCCCGCTCTCGCGTCGCCCCTTTGCTGTCTAGCCAATTCGGCAACAGCACGACCGCGTCGCAGCGGTCGATGATTGCCGGGTCGCCGTCGAGAAAATCCTCGTAGGACACGACGCCGCCCATGCGATCAGTGTTCGTGTGCGGGCAGATCACCGCGAATCCGAGCCGCCACAGCTCACCGCCTTCGCTTCCAGTACGTTCCGCTCGACCCTCTCCTCGGTCGAGTCGGTCATCTTGCCGGCGACGTACACAACCTTACGCATGATTCGCCTCCTGGTCCGCTTCGTCCAGCTTGCGGGCGATCTCGCGGAAGCTGCGGAGCGTCGTCGGACGGTCGTCCAGCTCCGGATGCGTCCGCGTGTACTCCCGCAGCGTGAACGCACACCACGCGACCGAGTCGAGGTGGTGCTGACCGTCCTCGGGATCGTACTCCTCGCCGCCCCACCAGGCCCACGCGTGCCGCATCATGGCGGCGAAGACGCGGCCCCACGCTAGCCCGTTCTCCCAATTGCGAGCCAGATACTTCACCGCCCCCCGCGTGTAGAGCCGGGCCAGCTCGAACAGCGGATAGACCGGAATCAGGTCGAAGCGAGCCTTGCCCTCGTCGTCCTTGCGGCCCGCCGTCGTCCGCATCTCGCTCATGATTCCGTCTCCCGGATCCGACCCTTCGCGTCCAAGCGGAACATCTCCGACAACTCCTCCGCGATGCCGTCCGCCCGCCGAAGGTAGCCGTCCGCCGTAAGGTCGGCGACAATCCACTCGAATTCGTCGCCTTGTCGCTGAGCCTTCAGCTCGACCGTGCCGTCGCTGGGATTTGTCTCCAACCACAGTTCAACGACCGGCGTTTTCGGCGTCTCACCCCGAACCACGAACTTGGCCATGATCGCTCCTTTCTACTCGTCCAACGCCACCGCACCATGATACTTCGTTCGATGGACGCCGTCGGACCGTCGCAGCCGACCGTCTTCCCCGATAACCAGGACCGTGTTGTCGAGCCCGTCACCGACGCTCATCTTGAGAGCGACAGTGTTCCCCCGCTGTTCGAGGTAGAACAGCACCGCCGGCTCGACGGGCCCCTGCTGCTTGATCCGCCGCTGCACGCTCATGGTTTGCTCCAGCTGTCGGCGATTACGAATTCCGCGTCGATGGGCACCAGACCGCCGCACACCCGGTCCATCGCGTCACACATGATCCGCTTCACCTCTGCCGCGTACCGCTCCGCCGGCGTCTCCGGCACCTCGACCAGGATCTCGTCGTGTACGAACGCGACCACCTGGTATCCAGCCCGCACGAGATACCACAATGCCGCCTTCGCCCCGTCCGCCGCCAGGCCCTGGAACGGCG